AGTAAAACTGTATTGAAGTGGTAAGTCAGCAGCAGGATACCAGCCTCCTGGCAAGGAAAGAGGGTTAAGACCTTCATGTTGATAAATTTGATAGTATCTGCTTGTCATTAAGAATTCTTTTAGTCCTCCTTCAAACGCGCCTACAAGCCCTGGTCCGTAACCAAAGTGTTTTGCCACATTTTTTAGAGGGTATGTGTGACAAATCGGAGTGTTTACGAGGTTAAGCGGGTCTTCAAAACTAATACCGTTTTGACCTATTAACCAGCCTAAATGGTCAGTAGAAGGAGTTGCTGCAACCGCGTGTATTTTTAAGTTAGTGGCATTTTGGAAAACTAATGTAAAGTCAACTTGTTCATTTGAAAACCACTCCACATCAAATGAACAATTAACCTGAGTTACAGTTGAAGCAATGTCAAGTTTAAGAGTATTAACACTGCCTTGATAAGAATTGATTTCAACGATTCTTGCGGGAAAAGCTGGCGAAGTAGGCAACCCCGGTCCAGATATTATCTCTCCTACGTATATTTCATTTTCGTTAAGGCCAGTAATCTTGGATATTATAGCTGACCCGTTTTTAAGATTGCCTACAAAACTAAGTTTCTTAGGTAACGGGTTAACCATTTTAATATCATTGGGTGTAACACCTATAAAAGGATATGTTTGAATTTCAGCAGCAGGGCCAGTAAATTCGGAGATGATCACATCTCCCGCAGAAGGTGAGGTTACTACTGTAGGTTGAATAATTAAATCAGGGTGATCATATGTGTTTAAGGTTCCAGTAATTTTTTCTTTGTCTACATTTTCTTCACCGAGCAATTCATATTCGAATCTAGATAACCCAGGGTTGTCTGTTGCTCGTAATTCATAAAGAGCTTGAGAAAATTTTTCTCCATTAGACATACCACCAACTATGCCCTGAAAATAAAACGTAGGATCATTATTAAATTGGATGTTTCCATTTTGGTCAACACCCGTGATTGTAAAATCACATGCAATTCTTTCTTGAAAGTCTAAAGTATCCCATGTATGATAGTAAGATTCTTTCCATGTAACAGATCTGTAATTTTGCCATTGTTGAACAAGCGTCCCAATTCTTCTTTCAGCAAAGTCTTCATCAAACTTTCTTTGCATTACATAGAAAGAAGAAGAACTTCTTAATAGCTCGGATTCTTCATCGTCAAGGGTGAGTATTGTGCCAAGTCCGTTTCTCCAGTAACCTGTATTAGTTACAAGAAGGCTGTAATCGCCAGAAACAATACCGTGATCGTAATACCAACCTTCGCCAGTTGTGGTGACAGCAAATTCTGCCGCAAGGGCGCTATTAAAGTCTCCACTTGACGGGTACATGTTAAAGTCCATAAAAATTTCAGCGTTAGGGCCAGAATTCTGAAAAAGATAAGATCTAGTTGGAAACTCGTTATACTCATACTCTAACCAAATACTTGAACCAGCGGCTTGTGTAGCTGCTAGATGTGCTGTGAGTCCGTTGATGCTCCCTCCATCAAGAGCAACAAAATCGATTACGTGTACTCCGTCATATCCAGGAGGTAAACCGCCCCAAATATCGAAAGGGTGACCTGTGTTGCTTGTGTCAAAGAATACATGTGTCGTTCTTAACCGCTGTTCATATGAATTACCGCTAACAGGGTCTATCAGGTAGATTGATATGACAGAAAAACCGGGAGTAAGTTCTCCAGTTGGATTGGCTGGCAAACAACCCGGAACACCTGGACCTGCTGTTGCGCTTAATATGTAAAGTTTTCCAATATGATCGTTTACGAGAGGGTCGTTTGATACACTTGGTTCTATAACCCAAGTAGAATTTACAGGGTTAGTGTCCCAATTTAGATTACCGTTTGCTACATCAGTGCCTCTATACTGGTATATCATTCCTAACTCACCGCCCTTGGAATAAACTGGATCTGAAGCACCACCGTCAATGGTGATACTATTAGGCTGACCTGGTAAAGGAAGCGTGTCTTTGTTTATGATCTGCTTACGGAATCTTACAGGTATCTCATCATGACCAAAAAGTCTAATATAATCACCAATAACTATTCCAGTGGGGTTTGTAACAGCATTATAGATTTGATTGCCATCAAGAACAATGGTTCCTCCAATTTCTCTTAACACTTGCCATGTAGTAGGGCTGTTGGTAAAAGCAGATGGAGGCGTACTTGTAAGTTCAATTTCAGTTTGACCTGGTGTTGCATAATTTGCATTCAGGACTTCTAGCTGATATGTAACATCATCACGTCTAATGAATACCCAATCATTAGGGTTAATTGCAGGTTCTATTTCCGGGTAAGGTCTTTGACCGGAAACGATTATTGTTGGGTTAAGCGTAGAAGGAGTAGTAGTAGAATCAGTATAAGAAATAACTGCACCTTCGACATTATCTTCAGGCGAAACCTGAATAACTTCGATAGGTAACTTTATAGGGTAGTTATATTTGTTTACACCATCTAAGTTTCCAGTCTCTAAACTATCCCATCTTACTTGAGAAGAATCCCACGTCGTCATGGTGAATATGGGATTCACCCAGCGCCCAAATGCGTTTTCCCATGTGTAGCGAATATCATCCGGTATAACAGGCTGAAGATCAACAGGATTAGGTTCGAACTCCGGTATAGGTGCCTGGTAATAACCCTCCCAGCTATCTTCATAGCCATTAGCGTATTTTGCTACATAAGCATAAGTAGCTTCTGGGAGTATTACGTCGATAAAGTTATTCTTTATCTCATTTATGAAGTTGTTATCTGTATCATAAGCAATCATTTCAACTGTGTACTTACCTACATATGGAAGTATAAGTTGGTGATTGATTAAATCGTCTATAGGTTTAATTCCTGAGACATAATTGAACTGATGAATAGGATTTTCTGGTGCAGTCAGAGTAACTTTCCATTCCATCTGATAGAAATCACCTCTACCTAATTCATCCCATGTATATAAGTTTCCAACATGCCCACCTTTAGGTGAAATAGTTGGTACTGAAGTATAACCAATGCCTGGGTTAGTAACACTTACACCTTCGTGAATTTCAATTTCATCACCAGCAACAGTAGTAATCACAACCGGAGAACCATCGAACTTAGAAAGAACAACTTGTGAAAAAGGTTGGATCACGCCACTTACAATCGTGCCTTCAGGAATGCCTGGACCTTTTATTATTCTGTTTGGGCTAACAGCGTTGCTACCAACAACAGGCAACAATGGAGTCAAGTCTAAAACGTTTCCTGCAACAGCAGTTACGGTAAAGTTGAGAATTTTTAGTTGTCCGTTTCTTAATTCAGCGGGCGCAGATAAACCGCAGACTTCGCCGCCAGTTCCGTCTCCACCTCCTACAACAAAAGTTGGGGCATATCTATAAACGTTGCCAGGACTAACTATTTCAACGGCCAGCAACTGTCCAGAACCTAAAGGCAATTCACTCACATATCCTTTAAGTACTGCATCGCTTCCTCCACCAAGTGAGTTCCATGTGTATGGGACTTCGTTCCATGTAATGTCAAACTGAGTTTTTAAGTCAAGAGGTGCACCCACAGGTGAACCTGCAACATTAATAAAGCCAAAGATTGGTGCGTTATCATTAAGATAGCCAATCGGCGAATTATTCACTGTTACCAGGTCTAAGTTGATAGAAGAACCTATATTTGGTAAAATGTCAACAGTTGGTATGTTGCTATACTTTAAGCCTTTTGTAGTAAAACCAATGCTTTCGATTTCGAAAGGAATGTCTGTTGATAAGCAATTAAAACCTTGAGCTGATGCAGTTACGTACTGTGTTCCTGAGATTCTAAAAACGCTTGCCTGAAAAAACCCTGCTGTAGGTAAGGCGGAATAATTAGAACCTTGGTGCAATCCTGCTTGAATCGCAAAGTTGGTCACTTCTCCGTTAGGGCCTACAACATTAACCGTGATTCTTATCGGCACTTCATATACACCACCGCTTAACGTAATGACATCTCCAGGCTGATAACCCGTACCACTTGGTGTAAGTGGAGCAATGATTCCTAAAGAATATGCACGCATCTTTGCGTACCCGGTTGCTTGCTGGTATGCTTGTCCGGGAAAAGATACTTGAGGTATTTCACCCCAGTAAGGTCCACCTGAAGTTGCAATAAGCGCACCGTTTATGTTATACTTATTTGTATATTCTTCTAATAAATCAAAGTATGGCGGCGAAGGCAGAGTTTCATCTGAATCAAAAGAAATAGTACTTTCTATTTCAATCGATTTCTTTTCAGCATCAAAGTCGATCTGACGAGTAAGATCTACATTAAAGTAATTACTTGGATCATTCCAAGAATTTATTGAGTATCTATCGTAATAAACACCTTCACCTGTAATATCAACTATTTTTGAGTTAAGAGGCAAGAATTTTTCTTTTAAGTATCTCTTTAATGCAAATAGTTTAACTAAGACTTCTTCGTTAGTATAATCAAAAGCATCTTGCGTAAGAGGCACGCCAAATGTATCAAATACACCTTTATCTTTTATGATGTCATAAAATAAACCAAATCTACTAGTTTTCTTATAGTGTTTACTAGGTACTAAAGAAATTTCTTTCTTGGTGTCGCCTTTTGTGTCTAGTTGAAAAGGAATTTGTACTTGCCTGTACTTACCAAAATACTCGTCATCTTGGTTAACATTTAAGAAGTATTCTTTAACACGAATGTCATAATAACCAAACCAGTTAAGTATGTTAACCAATCCTTTATAAGATCCTACATAGGGCCAGATATTGTTGCCTTCAAGCAACATTTCTTTTCTCTTGGCGTTAAGAAGCAAGTTATCTGTTAAATCTTCGTTTATATCAGATTTTCTGAGTATGAGCTCTTGTTCGTAATCAACATCACGACCAAAGTTTTGTAGAAGCAAGCCTAATCTTTCATCTTCTGCGACGGTTTCTCCTTCATATAGACCAAGAAAGATTCTTATAGGTGTTTCATAAGTAACATCATCAATGTTAATCTGCGCCGCGTAAACACCTTCAATATCAGATCTTAAACCAATGTTAAGAGCAAAGGCTTCTTGTGGAATTCTTTGATGAACAGTTCTTTGATAAGTAGAATTCCCTATTGGAAATGTATCAGGCGCCGCACTTTCTTGTGGGTCATTAAACTCAAAGAAAAAATCATTTATTTTTTCTACTGTTGGGTAATCTTCATTGTAGACTACGTCAAACAAGAAAAATTCTTTATCACTATTCTCTTCTATGTATGCACGATATATTGGAATAACTCCAAATTTCATTGTACCCGTTGAAGTAGTAGGAATAATCTGAGCAGATTCAAAGGTAAGTTCGGTTGGAGAAACTTTTACCAAATCATGTCTTCCGTCTAATGAAGTAGATCCAAACGTATCAAAAATGCGTATAGTATTACCTACGCGTAGATTATGAGGCTTAAAAAACTCTAATGTTACATTACCAGCTGATAAATCCGTACTGATAGTTACTGTGTTGTACGTTGTGTCTATTTCTGTTATAAAAGAGGGTTGGGTCAAGACTCCACCAGTTACAAACATTCCAATCTCAAGAGTAGATATTATTCCAGGAGGGATTCCCCATATTTTACTGAGTTTTGAGGCCAAAACATTGCCCGTCACAGTAATAGTAGCAATCTTTATAGAAGCACTTGTACCATTGGCTGAATAACTCACAACATCAATAGGGCTGTATTCATCTGATCTTGGATATGTATATGAATCGTTTCCATTGGAGTCATATACATTTTCAACAATGAATAATTGATCGGTTGATACTAAACCCGTTGAAATCGGCTCAAGAAAATGGTTGGTAAATAAGAAAGATGAAATGTATGAAAACCCTTTGTTTTCTAATGGATAAGTTACATTAAAACTTGTAATTTCTCCACTAACTGAAAGAGTTAGATCAATAGGATCAGTATTCCATATCGCTTCAGTTTGTGCATCTTCAAATCTTAAGTAACTTCCGGGATTGTATCCTTGCCCACCGGCCAAAATCTCTACATAAATAATTCTGCCTTCAAAATCGGTATACGCATTAATAAGTGCGCCGTTTCCCTTTATGTCTCCGGGATCGACAACCGTAACAACAATCGACTTTGACTCTGTTGGAGATAAGCTGTTACCCTTCTTATCAAATAGTCTTAATTTGTTTACTAACAGCATTAATTTAAGTACTTATAGTTCTTATCTACGGTGTAATTAAAGGATTTCTTTATGTTACTTGCGTAGTCCATAATATACGCAATGAATTTTTGTAATTCAACGATGATTGCCTCTCTCTTGGGATCACTAAGAAGGTAGAATGAAACAGATCTTTTGATAGAATTATTTCTCCAATCATAGCCAGTGTGCTTAAGATCATCATACTGATGATAAGTGTATTGATAGTAGCTCTGTCTTGTTAAGTATGCACCCCTTCGCGGTTTATTTTCCATCTTACGTATACTTTATATTTTCAATGTTAATTCTGTGAATGTCCATGTTAAGAGATTTAGAAGTACTTTTTCCGTAAGCAATGTTGATACTACCAGGTTTAGATTGATCAGATGTGTCATGATAGAAATATCCATTCCTTGCCTCCCAACCACCGCGAATAAGAGCGTATTCTCCTCTGCCTATCACCACATCCCCAAAAGAATCTATACCGATGTCCGGTTTATTTATGTTAGCAGGATCGCTCTTATAAACTTCATTTTCTTCAGAAACAAACCAAAGATTAACTGAATCTACTCCTGGGACATTTTCAATAATTGAAATTAAGTCAGACTTAGGTATCTTATCGCGCCTGCGATTATTTAAGAAGTACTCGCTACATTTAGAAATTACTTGCTGGGATATAGTTTCTTTGCTATACCCTTCAAACGCAGATATATTTATATTGATCACGTATCTTTTAACAACGGGATCAATGATCTTAACAACCGTAGTTAGAATCTTTTGTCCGCTTTGTTCAACGTAATCATAAATTTTTTGCTTTTCTTCATCTGATAGCAAAAAAAGAGAATAAGGCACGGTGAAATAATCGCCATTCGTGGGCTTTCTCTTATTAACATCTGGTATCAAGAAAAGATAAACTACATTGTCATCTGTAATGTCATCGTCATCAAGTGAGCTAAATGCATCTATAACACTAAAGATGTTAAACTTTTGTAAGAAATACACGTAAGAATCAGCGTTGGCTAACACATAAGAACGGCTAGTTTTTGGAGCAAGAACTCGCGTTAAATAGATAGGTTCTGCGTCAGACCCAAACATTATAGATTTGTTAATCGAAATGTCAATCACTTCATCAATTTTTAGCGAGTTACCTAGCAAATCATAAACCGCTTCATCAAAAGCAAATTGCGCATCATCTTCTACTATATTCCCAGCGTTTCCAGCTGTAGTCAGATACTCAATCCTGATTGATGAACCTATAGGCGGTGGAGCGCCAAAGAACCCGTTTCCAAAGTATAGGTCTAATCCTCCACTTATTCCGGTTTTTATTACTACGCCTTTAGCTTCGTACGGCATATCATAAACAGAATCATATTGTTTCCACTCTTCAGAATTTACATATACCTTAACAAAGAAGTTGTCGATTTGCGCATTCTTCTTAGGATTGATTGCGTATGATTGTAAAGGCAATCCAGTACCGGTTACAGTTTGAGCCTCAACAGAGCCTTGTGTAACCTTTACCTCTATAGTATTTTTACCAGTAAGATTCATTCTTATTTCTTCTACATCAGTAGTAATAGTATAAGAAAGACCCGTCGAATTATCTAACAATCGTGTGTAATTTGGTATGATAACCGTGTTGCCATAAATATCAATAGGATTGCCGTTGTATGTAAGATTAATCGTACCTGTCGCAGCGACCGCCCTAGAAGGGTTATGTCCAGAAATACGCGCAAGACTGCGAATAGATACATCGCGAGTAGCAGTAAATATGTTCATCTCAGTAATTCCATCTTCTACGTAATAAAAGATAAGTTTACCTAGATCTATCATTACACCTAAAAGTTGACCATACGCACTTGCTGGGCTAAATACATCTCCTACTTGCGCAAAAGTTCTTACGAGATAATTTTGTGCATCAGCGGCTAATTCATCGTATCGTATTCTGTTGTACTTAAAGATTTCTAATGCCATTCCAATTCTTTATTTAGCTAGTACGCCAAGGTATTTCCTGCCGTCTATGTATATATCTATGTAAGCAATGTCTCTTACTGTCCCGGGCACAAAATTAACCTGCAGGTCTAAGTTATAGTACTGAGATTCGGGCACATACTTTGATACTTGGCCAAAAAAGTTTTGTTGTAGCTGAAATGCATTAAAGTTTAATTCGAATAGATGATATTCAAGATCTAACCCGATGTCAGGCATACCAAGTACTTCACCGCGATTAGTAAAAAGAATCATACGAAGTTTGGTTAAGAGAGCTTCTATAGGATTGTGCGTCTCTAGTTGCTTGTAATTGTACTGCGGGTCGTTTATATTTCGACAGTATATTTCCTTTAACATATCAATGAAATATGTAGAACCAGTCTGGGCTGTTCTCTTCGTCTATTTTTGTTTTGAGCTGTTCAATTTCTTCTTTCCCTTCATCGGTCATTTTACTACCGTCTATAGTAATTCCACCGGGAAGATTAAATTGAAACATTCCAAGTATTCTTCCGAGCGATATTTTACCTTGCGCAGTTACATATCTTTGGAAAAACCAGTCATCGTAAAGTTTGTTTTCTTGTATCTTAACGTAAGTATTTATGAAAAGATTCTTCCTTGGATCTCGACCTAAAATCTTTAAGCGATGTGTATTCAAGTTAAAGTCGTACCTTACTCTCTCAAGTATAAACGCTTTAGTAAGATCCCAATAAGAATACTGTGCAGTACGTAATACCAAATCATCAGAAGCAAATGGTGCAAGGTAAATTTCAGCAGCAAGAAGTCGGTTATCACTAAAGTCTCTATCAATCGTTCCTAATCTTCCACCGCCTGAGATTTCTCGGCACTCAAACACGCTGACTACACAATCAGGGAGTAATATGCTACGAGTCTTTTTAAACTCAGGATCGCTAAACCATTGACGCTGTATTACATAATACTGTGTTTCTACAGCTGGCCCGTAATTAATATAGAACCAATTTAGAGCTTGGTCAACTATGCGTTCAGCTTCCCTTGCAGGAATGGAATAAGGAAGAGCACCACTTGCGGTGATTTCATTATTTATCAGTTCTATTAATTCTTCTCTAGTCATATAAAGATTAATCTAATTCAGGTAAAAAACCAAGGCTATTCATGCAATCTTGATCAAAGTATGCGCGTTGATTTTTGGGATATTCATGAGTAAAAACTACTTTCTCGTCTTCAATAATTTCCAAGATGTAATTACCTTCACCAGTAGTTCCTACTTTAATCACCCACTCATTCCCGTTTCTTCTTTCGTCTGCATAGTAAACTTGAACAAAATCAAAACGATTATCATCGTCTTCATCGGTAAGCTCTTCATTAAACTCGAAAGTTACACCACCTAATTGTAGTGATTTTTGAATCTTAAAGTCCAAGTGCCCTTCATTCAAAAAGTTCTCAAATGTTTTAATGTGTTTCATATTCAGCTTTCAGTTTTTTGAGAATAGCTTCATTTTTAAGAATTCTTTTTAAGTTCTTTGCCATAGTGCGCCGGTTGCGAGGCATTCCCTGTTTTTCTTTTTTTGCTCTTGCCACTACTCATAAGGGTTATTTTTTCTTGGATTCTTTATTCTTTTCTCTATTCTTTTCGTCTTGTGCAGCATCTTGAAATGTATTACCACCCGAATTCCCTGTTTCGATTGGTTGACCTTCAACAATCATAGTTTCTTTGGAAATTTTTGCAAGTTTTCCAATTTCGCCGTTTCGAATAACACCGCGGTTAACTTGACAGTTAATGATGTTTTTCTTGTTTTCTATAAAACAGTCATTAAGCTTATTATCAATATGAAGCTCGCATTCAGAAATTTTACTAAAATCAACGGTATTTCCTTTTACAAAATTACCGTCTTGTATCCTTGAGTTCTTAATTTTACAATCATAAAACCATGCTCTATGAATAACACCTTCAAGTTCGCAGTTAATAAATTCCATGTCAGTTAACTTGCAGTTACGCAACTTGGTGTCCTTTAATTGAAAACGTCCAATTTCTTTGTCATAATTAAAGGCGCCTTTCTTCATCTTTCCTGTAATTATAAGATCAAATAGTTTTTCTCGAATGTTAACCCACATAGATTCCAGTACTTGTGGGTCTGCGTTCATATCAACCCCAACTTCTATTCCAGGAAACGCTTTTTGGAAAACTTCGTATTTAACAAAAGATTTATACACCTTTTCGTCAATGGCCGTCATTTTTTTAAAGTCCGCCTTTTCTTTGTCAGTAAATCCTTCAAAGTTTAACGTATCATATAAATGAAGAATAAAGTAATCGACCAAGTCAAGAATTTTCTTTGTCGTCTTTTCATAATCTTTACCACCAAGGTAACGATATTCCAGATAACCCTTTTCCGCCTTCAAGAAGTTAACTCCATAGTACTTTTCGTCAGCTGGAAGAGTTAGGGTGGCGCGACTAAATTCTTCTAATGTAGGAGAATAAAAAAGTACTCTGTTAGGTCTTAGAGACTTAATACTTCTAGCATAAACACTCCCTTCTCTTTTAGGAAAGATGTCATATATCTTTTTCTCATCAAAAGATAAGATAAACTTAGGTATGTTGATGTTAGGAATAGTAAAACGGGTAGGGACCGCATTTTCATCAATACTAATGTTTACGTGTATAGAACACCTTTCGTTAGTATAGCCATTACTGCTGATCCATTCAAAGACTTTAATTAAGACGTTGCGAGCATCTTTGTATTTCATCGGTCCAGTGACTAACTCACACATACTCTTACCACCTGAATAATCAGGTTCTAGTTTAAATATGTCAGCAGTAGGAGCTACTGGAGAGTGATAAAGAGGCTTAGGTTCTGTTATAGAACTTAATGCAAGAGGCACTACTACCCTTCTTTTTACAAATTTTGCGATGTCTTTAGCGGTTTCAAACACATCCATCGAGCTGTAAAACTCAAACTCGAATCCGCAACGGGCGCTGTCAAGAACCTCAGTCTTAGTGTAATTCTTTTTAACCTTCATTTGGCAATGATAAGAAAATTTTGTCGTTGTGAACTCTATCAATCGAGACCATTACTGTGTCTCCAACCGTAAAGTTCTTTTTCTTTGTTTTGATTTCTTTTTGAGAAATCATTCCGCAGATATCTTTTTGTAACTTAACCAATGTACCAAACGGCTGAATTGAAATAACTTCACCACCCCGAATAGTTCCAAGATTTTTTTCTTTAAACTCTTCAAGTTCTAATCTTTTAGCCGTGGGATCTTCATCTGTAAGAATAATTTTCTTGTCAGGTGTGATCTCTTTGATCCAAAAAGTTAATTCATTTCCAGCCGTGATCTCACGGTCAGTAAACTTCTTCTTCATCTCTGGAGTCATTTTGCTTGTGTGCAATAGACCCGTGAATATCTCATCAAACTCAACGAATACACCGTACTTTGCAACTCCAGTAACGCTTCCGGTATACATTTTGTCGGTCTCTAACTCACTAATTTTGCTAGGCAATATCATACTCACATATTTCTTATACGAGAATACAAATGTATTACTTTCGCGTAAATAATCTTCTACAACGACAGGAATCTCTCTTCCTATCATACTGTCAAAATCTCTTACGATATTTGTAGCAGCGAGTGACCCTGGCAAAAATCCTTTGATACCCGCAACAAATATGATAAAACCGCCTCCATTCTTTTCAAGAATCTTACCAATGTAAGCCGATGTTGGTTTAGCAATTTGCTTGACAAATTCACTTTTAATCTTTTCTTCCATCCCTCTTGAAATTGAAACTTTAACGTAAGGTTCAACTTGCTCAACGGTGGCTTGTATTTCCTGGTTTAAGAAGTAGTTTTGCCCTTCTTCGGTACTCAAATACTCTGAAAAACCTTCAGAATCCATGTTAATTGTGTTTAAGTAGCCTTTTTCTCTTTTAAGATCTACTATCCCATCAATCAGCCCGCCTAGTATTACATGCACCTCATTCTTATTAGCTGCTCTAACAGCAATGATTCTCCTTGTCTCACCTTCTCTAAGTTCTTTACTTAAGATTTCTTGTCCAAGAATCATTTTCTCATAAAGATCTAGTGCGTATGGTTCTAAGCAGTAATTCTTAGCACCATACTTTGCTAAGATTTCAGGATTAGGTTTTCTGCGTTTACCAGATTCGAGTCTGTCCCAATCAATTTCTTGTTTGTTTTTTTGTGTATTCATTATTTTAGATTTTTGTATATATCATACAAGTTCTTTACGCAAAGTATGGTGCCACATAGCTATTTCCTAACAAAGCGTTCCTTTGTGCTGTGGCGACAAGCTGGTCAAGCCAGATGATGAATGGAAAGTTTTTTGTCGAAAGCCCTTCCCATGCAGGTAAGACTTCTTTTGGTTTCGATGGATGAATTTTTGTAAGCGCAATTCGAGTTGCTGGAAAAGCACACCCAAGAAGTATTACAGGAAAAGGTATGTTTTCGCTTGTAAACGAAGCAGCACCTTTTATGATAGGATCTACATAATCTTTTATTAACTTGGGGTTAAGTTCAAAAAATGGCCCTTCTGGTTTAGGAGGATCAGGTGTAACGAATTGAGATATGATTGATAAAAATGGAGATTTAAGATTAGAAGCAGCGTCTATAAGTGTACCTAAAACATCCAGCGCTGGAAATGCTATCGTCTCTAGCAAAGAAAACAAAAATGCTTTTATGTCCGGTCCTGATATTTGTTCAAGACTCACGCTAAACAATAGCTTTATGATATTCAAAATAACGGCAATCTTTGATGCAACAGCAGAAGTACCTAAGTTTTTGCATATTTGATTTATGTAACAGTTCGCAAACTCGTTAAAAGAAGATAAGAAATCTTTTAACGCCTTTTTTATGATAAAAAGAATTTTTGTCCCAGGGATTTCTATTTGTATAGGAAGACCAACTTTAGGCAATCTTACGGTAAATGATGCGATGAAGTTTTTTAAAGCTATCTTAATCTCTTTAAGAAGAGAAACACTTATATCGATAGGGATAACAAGAGGGGGTATTAAGTCCAAAAACAAGTTAATTCCAAGCTGAAATAATTCTTCAGCAGAAGGCAGCTGAACAGCAAAGTCAATAATTTTACTAAGTGCTTTTAGTATCAAGTCATCATTAAGACCCAGAATAATGTTGGGTATATTCTTAATTGCTTCCAAAGCAAGAGATATTCCAGGGTTAAGAGGGGGGATTGAAACGTTAGTATAACACGGCTCGGGCAAAGATACCAAGATATCTGCAGATGAAACAAAACCCAATTTCTCAGGGGTTATATCTTTAATTGCATCTTCTATCTGCTTCTTTAAAAGATCTTTAACTAAATCTAATCTCTTCTTAGCCGCTTCTTCAGGACTTCCTAAATCTACTTCAGCTTCAAGTGCGTCAATCTTTGTGTCGAACTCAGAAAAGATTTCTATCGATGCAGCATACGATGTATTGGCTCTAACCAGTTCCTTTAATTTAGCAGTAACATCAAAAGGGTTGTTTATACTTAATCCTATTTCTTTAAGAAGCTTCTTTGCTTTATCCGGAGCTGTCTTAAGAATACTCAACAAAGAATTAATAGTGTCAAGCATAGCAATCGCACTGGGAAGCTCCATCATCATGCCCTTTGAGTCACGCGGTATTTTTATTCCTGGTACATCAAGTCCATCCAAACTTGCAATTAAAAGCTCTATAATAGTTTTTAGTGACAACTTAATTGCTTCTACATTATCGCAGTTAGTAAACTTTAAAGCATTCTTAATTAAGTCTTTCATCCGCAAAGCAGTGGGGGAAAATCCTCCAAAGACAGGTGGGTCAGGTATAACTAGTTCATCTACAGATTTCTTAATCTTACCTTTTATGCTATCAATGACAGTTTTCGATGAATCTGGTTTGTTTACATCAAGTCTTGTGGATCCTGTAAATAGGTTACCCGGAAATTGTGTAAGATTAATTTTTAATGTAGTATCAAGACCTGGTAATAACTCAAGAAGACTTTTTTCGTCAAACTCGGTAATTCCCAAAGAAGGATCCGGAATCTTACTAGGTCCTGTGAGAGTAACAGCAAAAATAGTTTGTTGCTTTTCATCAATGAACATTACATAGACATTAGGAATGATCCCCCCTGCTGCGCCAATCCAAAACACAAAAGTACCAACTGATGTATGCAAAGTTAAGAGATGAACCCACAAGAATGGCAGGGGAATGCTTATGACAGGGTCGGGTATTCCAAGTGCAAGTGAAGGGATAGGGGCCGGAACGGGTATCTGTAAAGCTACTGGGTAATATCTAAATAATCTTTTATTTAAGAACATCAAGTCAGGTATCGGCATAAGACTTACTATCTGCATAATCTTGGTATATTCACGCCAATAACAATTCTTTTTGTAATCGGGGCAGCCATTGGATCCTTTAAGACCCAGAGGATCACTTCCTAAAAGATCTTTGCATTTCTTTTCAGTACCAGGTGAACTATCACCGCCTCCTGCCTTTTCTGCACATGCAGTAATAGCTTTTTTCTGCTCTTCTATACAAGTATTGCATTCTTCTATCGTCTTAACGAAAAAGTTTAGCTCTTTTTGTAATTTATTAAGAAATCTGTTTGAAATGTCTAATTCATTTATAAACTTGTCAGGATTAAAAGATTCAAAATTTGATACGCTAATACTAGAAAAATCGGTAGAACTTATCATATCATAAAAAGATAGCTTTGCTTCTAACCTTGCATAAAACCTAATTTTTTTTATGTAAGGCTTGGCATCAGAGCTAGTAAGTATTTGATTCGCTAAAGAGTTTATTTTACCTCTCGTAAGTTCTTCTAAATTTTCAATAAATGGAATAGCAATCGCTAGATCTACGTTGCAATTCTTTACAGAAGTTGGTACTTCTTGAACTATGGTAGAACCGTCGCCTGACTTGATTTCTACTGTAGACTTTGCACCTAAAGCATTTCCCTGATCATCATATTGTGGTTTAGGTCCTGTGTATCCTTGTTCTTTCCATGTAAACAGGTCATCTATACGGTTAGGAGAATAGTATTTTCTCCAAAGTCCGTTTTCTAAAAAACCAGTCCTTGGTAGTCCCTCTCCTGGTACAAATGTATAGTTATCAACTTTAAGATAACCGTCAAAAATTGTGTCTTGCGCGCCATTTAAAGATTGCGCTAGCAAAAAGTCTAGCCTGCCTTTAATTTCGGGATTTGTAACAATCAGTTCAAGTGACTTGCCGTTATCTTTAAATCCTGTAAGATTAGATAAAGCATTTGTAGTTCTTTTTACTTTTTTTCGAGCCTTTTCTACATAATCTTCAAAATCATATGTATTAAATTCTGCAATGTCAAATTCATCTTTTATTTCAGCTTCAAGGCCAGCATTAAAGTTGTCTACGGAACTCTGAAAATCTTCTTGTAAAGAAATTAATGATTGATCCAAATCATTTTTTTGTGCATTCAAATTTTCTGTTTCTACGGCGGATAAATTAGTTGATAACAGCTTTGCGGTAACATCCGCTAGCTGAGATTCTATAGACGACTTCTCTTTTGCTATCGCAATAAACGGCGGATTCAATAAGTTATTTGTGGTAGCTCTTTCTGATACATACTTGTGATTCAAGTCGTGTAAAAGAGCCACTTCTTTAAACGCATAGTATCTGTTTATAGCATTAACTTTTTTCTTACCACACTCATTCATAATGTCTTGCGCTTTCTTTATACAAGCCATCATGTTTTTTATTTTATTTAGTTCATCTTCAGGATTAGGTAAACTTAAACCGTTGATTAAATCCTCTACTTCTTTTATGTTTGCAAGAGGTATCTCTGGTTCAATGGGAACAACACAAGGTATCGCTTCTTCTACTTCATCAGTAGAAAATTTCTTGGTTTTTGAAGGTCTCTTTCCACACAAGTCCATTTTACCAACTTCTTTAAGATCTTTAACCAACGAATTGCCAACTTTTTTGTTTAAGTTTTTCTTAATCGCTTTAGCCGCTTTTAGATTGTCTTTATAGATTTTTTCTGCAATATCACCAAGGTTTTCTTCTATGTATAGATTAATTCCCTCCCTTTCCAATATCTCAAAAAACATATCTGCGTTAGTAGCTGCTAAAAGTTCTGTTAGAATAGCAATATCTTTAACCTCCTTTTTTGCTATTTCTTTTAATTCCTCTAACGACTTTCCAACAGAAGGCGTTAGTAGAGATTTTATCTTATCATTTTTAAGAGCATCAAGAGCTTTCTTAGGAGTACTGAAGTTTGTGTCGATAGCTGGCCCCCATGAAACTTCTTTTGTAGATATTGCAAAACGCAAGTTTATTGAAACCGGTCCCATATTGATAGACTTGTTCAGCGTGATAGCCGGAACAGTCAGAGAAATCTTGACATCTTTCATTTTACTAGTGTCAAGACCGGGAAGTACTTTACTTACATCAATCGTAGGATTGTCAGATAGATTATTTACTGAATTAGCAGCGGCTTGTATTTTTGAAGTATCTAAGGAAGCAAAGTCAATCGAAAAAACTTCTTTGGTTAAACTTACAATATCACTAATAGCACCACTCAAAGCTGAATTGATTGCTTCTAATAACTTTAAAATGCGATCTTTGTCATTAGGGTTTTCTACTGCGGGCAGTGCTTTCTTTGCGAATGCCTTAATACAGTTATCTGCGTCATCTTGCGCACTGCCGTTAGCACTGCCGTTAGCACTGCCGTTAGCACTGCCGTTAGCATTCTTACCTGCGTTGGGGTCAAGAAGAGAACTTATTTCATTTAATACACTTTTGGCATCATCAGATAGTTCATCGCAGCAGTCGCACCCTTTTTTTAATTCATCCATTATGAACTTACTTTAACGTTTTTAGATGTAGACAACTGTTCAAACGCAGAAGCCTGCGAACTATAAACTCCAGGGGTTGAAGGCAACTTGCCGTCAACCGCAGTAGCAAGAGATTTTAGAAATGCCCATAGCGGTTCAGCAAGAACGGCTGAATATGTAGGAGCTGGCCCAAGTTTTGTAACTGCTGAGCCATTCATGGCAACTTCTGTAGATTCTGCTCTGATTAGAGAGTTAGAAGCTAGATTGATGCTTGAATTACATGTGATGTTTATGTTAGGTCCTACAAGTTCAATTATGCTTTCACTACCCGAATGCTCTATAGTTATACTTGTATCAGGGTTTATCGTTATATGTGAATCTTTTAAAGATATCTCCATACCGATATCTGGTGTGTAGTATACTTTTAACTCTTCATCTTGGTCCCAGCCAAACACATGACTGTTTAGATATGAAGCGCTGATAGCAGCCTGCATATCAGTGTTTATGTTTATGATAGAAGAATACTCGGGTGAATAAATGTTACCATCACAAAAATTTACTGATACGATTGCTCCTATCTTAGGCACACTTAAATTACCAAACCCTCCTTCACCACCCGCAAAGAAATTGTTATTTTTAGGATACGCCCACGGAATGTCTTCTTTTTTCAATTCTGTTCTTTTAGTCTGCCCGGGTATAGGTTTATTGTTTTTGTCATATACAGGTTCTTCAAAGTCAAAGACTCCAAACACCATGATTCTACAACGCCCTTCACGATTTGGGTCATCATTATCAACTACTCGTCCTACAAATGAACCTTGGGATAAATATCTTTTTTCAAGAGTACTTGCCATTTTTAGTTTTTAGCTTTAATAGTTTTATATTTTATTTGCGACTTTTATTAGAAAAACCAATGTTACCTAAACCAGTAGATTTTAAAGATGACCCTTGGCTTTCAAGGTTAACATTAGCTGGTTTAGGAGTTGAATCACTATCAATCTTATCACCTTCTAAAGTAACGATTGAGGTATCAAGACTAGCATCTATAGTAGATACAGGTCCTTCAAGCTGTGCTTTTGCTACAGCTTGCGCAGCAACTGGGGATGAACCAAATAAGATTCTACCAAGGTCAGACTGTAACAGTGATGTCTTACCCGATGATAGCAAATCTTCTTTTCGAGGATTTGGTGTAGTAGCTTTAGGTGGTTCTAATCTTACAAGTTCTCCAAGCGTGGCATTCTCTAAAGATGTACCAGCTGTTACTGATTGTATCTCTTTTATGTCTCCAATAAAGCCTTTTAGAAGTTCAATATCAGCACCATCTAAGTTAATGTTATCCGCCATTGTAGAAGCTTCTTTAGGGGACTTTGCAAATTTACTTAATAAACCTTGCAGGGCGGCTACGGGGTTATTCAGAATCCCTTGTAGTTCACCTACAAGTGTGGTTAAAGATAAACCATAAACATTACCAAGAAATGCGCCTCTAAGCAAATTTCCAGCCAATGCACGAGCTCTTGATCCTACATCAACGCTTCCTAAGTTACGTTCTATCAAAGTGCCAGATGGTGGTACAAGTAAATTTTCACCTAATGCATTTTCTCCAGCAAGATTGGTTTCTTGTGCAGGTGCCCCACCTAACTGAATGTTTTGTGCATTAAGTGAAGTGTTTACTCTATCTACCAGCTCGCCTTGTGCATTATATACTTTTGATTCAAACCCTTGTTTTCCTGGTGCTTTGTTTTCAGTTCCATTATTTTTGTTCCCCACGCCAAAACTAAATTGTTTATCCTCTGTCCTTTTCCCGACGCTTTGCCCCTCTCTCCATTCTGTTTCCCCCGCCGTAAAAAATGGCGGCGTCGCAGCTGAAAAGAGCAGTGATCTAAGATCTTTAAAGCCATCAACGTTATTATAAGACAAAGTTTGTAAGTCACGCGAGAATTTTTCAACATCGTCACCTCTTGTTACACCATCTCCCTCTGGTTCCCCCTGTATGCTGGTTGTTTTATTAAATGATGAATACATCGTGTCTTTTCCTCGCTGGTAATTGTAAAAAGTGTCTGCGATAAGTCCACCCATCATACCATAGTTATTGACTTCACGAATCGCTCCAATCTTAATTGGTATTTTTACGTGTGCTGGTTTATCACTCGCGTATCTTGCGACATCTGCCAAATAACCTACAGTTTCTTCAGTCAAAAAGTCAAATTCACAATAGTCTAATCTGAACCTAATAAACGAACCTGTGTTGAAAAAAGAATTTGGTGAGAGCCCCTTAGGATCAGCCGCAGTATTCGGACGCTTAATATGGCGTATTTCAGTGACCCACAAGTCCATTGAAAAGTATCTTTGGTTATCGGGTAACATATGACGCATGTTAGAGAAATCATATGAAGCTTTTCGATAACAATCAATAAGATACGTCATCTTCATTGAAATGCTTTCATGGCAATCAAATATAATTTTCTTTTCTTTTGCGCGATAAGGGTTTTTTGGGTCAACTCTCCATAAGTCAGCTAATCCTTCAACTTTTTCGAATGTCCATGGCTCGTATGTGGATACTTTCATAAAACCCTCTCTAAATTCTCGAATCATGCCAGCGCGGTAATACTCGCCTCGCCTTCTTAAAAAGCTTTCAGCGCCATCAGGTAAGTTTGTATACCCATCACCAAGGCCTTTCTCCGTATCATTGGCCTTATTGTAATTTTCATCATACTTCATAAATAAGCCCATCGGCATTACATCCATGTCCATGTTAGTTGGATCATAATATCCGTCTGGGATAATTCTAAAGTAGAAGCCCATGTAAGTAGGGTCTTCGTAGTCTTGCCATCTACTAATCTCCTCATCAAATTTTTCGGGGCGAGATGGAGATGGTAACCACTGGCCCCCGCCAGTTAAAAACCCTTTTGTAATTTTGTTAGTGTAGTACATATTAGTATATATTTTAACCTGTTCCAGGTACTGGCCATTCTCTTCTCTTTAAGTAAAAGATCTCGGTGTAAGATGGGACGATAGCTTTATTATTGGATATGAAGTTAGTTGAAGTAGGTAACATTGAATATGTAATCTTTATGCCGTCTACCATGTAAAAACCGCTGTAAATCTGATTGGCAACCATGTTTGCCTCAGAACCGACATCCATTACATCGGAGACTTCGTTAGGGGTAGCATTCTGCCTTCTTGCGTTTACGTTGTCTTGTGAGTAAACAAGAACAGGTATCTTTTCTCCACGATATATGTTTGGGTTCCAGCGTTCTACGTGAGCTATCAAATACAATTTTTCTAGCTCTTCGTTATTACGAGTATTCCATAGTTCTGAATAGTAGTACTTGTCATGAACATCTTCATATTGAATACCTTGCCAATACCTCTTATATTGTGTTTTCCAATATGTTTCTTCGGACGTACCGTCCGGTAATTTCTTAAAGGACCGCCCCTTTAGCAATATCTTTTTTTCATTCGCGCCTTCGGTAACTAGCGGATCAACAAATATGTTCCAAAACTGCAAACTTTGATAGTCAAAGATTTGCGAAAAACTTTTGTAACCCCACTTCTTAGAAACCGCTGATGAATTATTCTCAACGCCATACTGTTTTATGAACATGTTTGTGTCTCTTAAAGATTGTATGTCAGTT